GGTGTATCAGCAGGGTCATCAATTATAAAGTTAGCAGGAACTTTTTCCATTCCTGTAAATGTAAGTGTGTAACCACTAGCGTCAGCCATAGCAGCACCTGTTGCAATAGAACCACCTGTTACATCCATTCCGTATTCTAAACCTGATAAGAATAAGTTACCATTGTTATCCTCGATAATAATTCTAGGAGAACTATAAGTTAGTAACTTAATAGTCTTATGGTCTTCTGGAGTAAGTTTAGGTAATTGTAATTCTAATACTTGTTCAAAGTATGTAGTACCTGCCTCTCTTGAAGAAGTAGGTGTTTCTGTGTAGGTAGATGCACCTCTAACCTCAAATTTGTAAGCATCAACACTAGAGCCGATAGATGAAATAGAATCATCACTAGCACCATAGGTAATCGTTAATACCTCATCTTTGTTAACAAAGTAAACAGCATTTATTCCACCTACTGAATCTTTACAAGGTTCTTTTCTACCTCTTGAAATATCACAAGCCATTTTGTATATGTTTTTAGTTAAAAAAGGTAGATAGGATAACCCTACCTACCCTCTTTAGATTATTATTAAATTAACTATTAGTTGGCAGAGTTATCGATACCATAAGTAACGATGTCTTCTGCAACACCATATTGTACACCTGCTAAGAATCTCATAATAACTCTTACGTTTTGAGAACCATCAATGTCAGCCATATCTAAAATCTTAACTTGATTCCAATCTGACATTAAAGCAGTACCAAACCAAAGGTTGCTAGATTCAGCAACTAAAGCTACGTTAGCAGATAATCCGTTACAAACTACTAAAGGAATGTTAGCGAATTGTAATCCACCAAAACCTTGATTAGTTCCTTGACCACCGATACCATTAGCACCTTGACCTTGCGCACCAAAACCACCTAATGCAATAGCATAAGACTTGTAGATGTTTTGAGATACAAACATTTTTAACCCTGCGTTACCATATAATCTTGATGGAATAGCAGTATAAATCTTAGTCAATTCTTCGATTACGTTAGACGCATCAATAGTAGTACCTAACACTTCGTTAGCAGCAGGTAAATCAGCATCAGCAGCTAATAAAGTTTCAAACCCATCATAGTCATCAGAACCACCTGAACCTTGCCAAATAGAAAGCTCTGTTGATTCAGCTACTTTAGCAGCTACATATTGTACGATGTAGTCTTGGATATTCTTAGGCATATTTCTAAATGCACTAGCACCCATTTTCATACCATCCCAATCTTCTAACCAATCCCTCTTACAAAGTTCTAAGTTTACTTGTAATTCTTTAGTGGTTAAAACTCTTTCAGTAGAAGTTACAGTAGAAGTATCTTGGAAATCACAAGTTCCACCTCTTACTAATCCATCTGTTTCTAATCTTCTAACGATTAAACCTTTTGGATTTACGTTTTGTTTGATTGTTAAAGCACCACTAGATAAAGTGTTACCTGATAATAAAGCAGCAGATATAATCTGACCTGAATAATCCCCTGCATAAGTAGTTGTTATACTTGTTGTTGTAGCCATATTCTTATTTATTTAAAGCATTTTGTATTCTTTCTAAAGGACTAGCACCTGATAAATCAAAAGTGTTGCTTTCCTTTCTTTCTAAATTCTCTGGAGAGTGTACTATCTCTTTTGGTTGTTCAGCTAATTCCACCTCTTTCTTAGGCTCTTCAACTTTTACCTCAACCTCTTCTTTAGATAGTTCAGTAGGTACTTCTTTCTTTTCTTTAGAGTTTTCCTCGATTAATGCTTTAATCATAGAAAGTAACTCATTCTTTACCTCTGATAATTGCTCTGATGTTGCATAAGCAACCTTAATTTCCTCTTGCTTTTCTTCAACCTTTTTAGGTTCTTCTTCTAAAGCAATCTCTTCTTTTACTTCTTCGACTACCTCTTCTTTAGATAACTTTTCATTACCATTGAAGTAGTCTTTTACTGTGTTATAAAATTTCTCGAAATCAGTCATAATTTAAACTTATTATAAATAGATAACTATAATTATTTATAGTGTTTTATTTTCGTCAGTATCTTTACTAACTTTTCCACCATAATAACCTATACCTTGTAT